ATCTTCATCATTTGAATCATCTCTTGATAGAGTAAATGATACATCAAATTTTTCTATTGCCATTAGTTTCTCCTTAAAAAAATTTGTGAGTAGAAGATATACAATGGGGAGATTGGGTTTTCTTCTACTCACATTATCCTCATACTGGGTAGCTCAAAGCGTTCTGTCTGACCTAGTGGTCAAGTTCCCCCAGATACGATTATTAAAAAAGCCAGTCGGTGTTAGCCGACTGGCTTTGAATCAATCCTTAATGAACTGATGGCGCTTCGCCATCATCATTGGATTGATTAATCGGATTAACATCCGATTCACCCTTGACGAAAGCCTCGCTTTCTTCAAGGAATTCATCCAACTCTTGGACCATAGTCTGAGTTGGTCTGCTTTCTCTTAAAGCAGAAGTGTTAGTTCTTCGTGTAACTTTCTTAGTTAGACGTTCGTCTAACTTCTCAGCTACTATATCGTAGTGAGCAAACTCTTTGCCACCACCGAAGAACTCAAGCGCTGAGTCCAGCGCTGGGATAAATCCATTAACAAACTCAAGTAAGTTATCAATACCTTTGTATTCCTCATGTGTAACCTTCACATGTTCAGGCATCGGTAAGGATTTATCCACCTTACCACCCTTAGTGTAAGGTGCTAACTTAGTTTCTAAAGCCTTATGCTTTTGTGCTTTAGCACGATTGAGTTGTCTTACAATCAATCTGTGAGATTCAGCAAGTTGTTTCACAACTTGATAAGGTACACTGTTAAAGTACTGACGTACTTCACCAGTAGTTTCATCTGTATACTCACCAGCTTTAATACCTTTAATCCAAGGATGATTTTTAGTTACGAAATTGGACAAGATAGTGTCCACTATTTTAATTGTATTAGCCATTTTGGCCTCCTTATAAAACCTACGGAATTGTAGGTTATGTAACCATTTAACCGTGATTCGATGGTGACCAAATCAAAATCGACAGAAACCTCTGTCGATTTTCCTGTTAGGGTTGATTTGGTGGGAACGCTTGGTTTGCAACGCAAACCTTACGCTTTCCCCCAACGAACTCTCGGATTAAATTGGACATAACCTTATCTATTCCCTAGGTTTTATAATGAGGACAATTTATAAGCTGGCTAATACAATATAAAATAGTAGGACAATAGCTTAGCTTGCGTGTCCAATTTCGTAACTAAAAATCCTCCGCTCTGACGCCGACTTCTTAGTCGGCGCCTACTAAGTGAAAAGGTTCTTAAAGCTTGTGAGTATACCAAGCGTATATCATTTTACAAAAGCTAATGGCATTAGCCAAAGAGCAAAATGATATAACATCGTCAGATGTAATCGTCGCAATAGCTATTGAATCTTATAGCTATACTTGGATTGCCACGCAATCCTTATGTATAGCTGTTAATGCTAAGTTTCGTCTGCAATTAACCTTAAGATTCACCAGCTATCTGTCGATAGAGCTTTCCTCCGTACTCGGCACCTTTGGTCGCCGAATTGTTATCATAACTCCCATAAGTATCTCCCTTATTATTAATATATCCTACTATATGGCGATTACTTCATTACAATACGCCGTGTTGTTCAGCTGTAGAGCGCTGAACTGCCCGCACCCAGACATATTGTAATTCGTAGCCATATAGTTGACCAGATATATTATTAAGGGAGATTACTTATGGAAGAATTAATACAACAATTAAGAGTACTAGGTACATTATATGCACAAGGACTCATAACATCAGAAGAATACTATGAACAAAAGCTGATAATATCAGACAAAGCATGGAGTCAATCATGAGCATATTAGCAACAATACTAGATACTTATATGCATCTAACAGGGTATATCCTACACTTTGTCATATTACCAGCTTATGTATTCTTCAAAATGTTCGATGTACCGTGGTAAATCACAGATATTTTATTAGCCATGTGGATAACAGTCTTGACATGAAACGAATCATAACTGTATAATCGGCAGAGCAACTAACCGTGAGGTATGATACATGGCTAATGATGTCACAACTTTAACAGACTTGCAGATGCAATTCGTGGATAACTATTTAACCAATGGCGGTAACGGCAAGAGAGCTTGTATTGATGCTGGTTACTCAGACAAGAACGCAAGTGTGCAAGCCAGTAAGTTACTGAAACTCCCACATATTCAACAAGCTCTTATGAAAGGAACTGCTGAACACATCGGTATCGCATCTGCAAAGGCAATGCAGAAGATGGTTAACCTTTCTGGTGGAGCTAAGTCAGAGTATGTGCAGCTTGAGGCGTCTAAGGATATATTAGATAGAGCTGGATTCAAACCGCCAGAAAGGACACAGCATCTTCTGGATGGTGACATCAAAATATCTATTGATTTATCATAGCCGTAGTTTGGGGGGGTGCCCCCAAAACTCGGCTTCGTATTTGCGTTACTTCTCCTCCTCAAACATTATTCTTAAAAAAAGCTCGTAAATATTTTTGTGAGTTGGGGTTCGTCAATACTGGTGTATAGTTACAACATCATGTCAAATGATAACAACATAATAGAGTTTACACTAAATGATGATAACACAAGGCATACAACTGATTCTGTACTTGATCACCTTATGGAGTATAGGGATGACATTGTATCTCTCACTTGTGTTGTTGAGCATGGTGATGGTAGGGTTGGAGTATATGCGGAGGATAAGGACATCTATACTCTTTTATTCCAGAAAAATTTTTTGGACCATTTTGTCCGAAAAGCATTTAACGATAGGGTGGAACACTACACGGAGGAATAGTGGTTGGAGTAAAGAAGAAGAAGTTAAAGAGGGATATGACACCTCAGGAGCTATATCAAAACAAAAGGGGAGGACTTTTAGGGCCGTGTCGTATATGCGAAAGGTCTGTACATCAAGGCGATAAATTTGTTGTTACTGGTGGTGATATAAGAATTTGCGTACCTTGTTACGAAGAAAGGATCAGTAAGCGTGCAACTTAAATACAAACCAGATGGTGACACCTTGAAAACCTTTATGAAAGATGATTCGTTCTTTCGTGGGCTTCGTGGTCCAGTAGGTTCTGGCAAATCTGTAGCATGTTGCATAGAAATGTTTAGGCGTGCCTTACTACAAAAGCCATCGGAAGATGGAAAACGGCGCAGCAGATGGGCAGTTATAAGGAATACTAACCCACAATTACGCACAACAACTATAAAAACATGGCTTGACTGGTTTCCTGAGAATGATTGGGGAAACTTTAGATGGTCTGTTCCCTTTACACACCACATAAAAAAAGGCGATTTAGATGTTGAAATTATCTTTTTAGCCCTAGATAGACCAGAAGATGTGAAGAAACTGCTATCATTAGAGCTAACTGGTATATGGGTGAACGAGGCAAGAGAGATTCCTAAGTCTATTATTGATGCGTGTACTATGAGAGTGGGTAGATACCCCTCTATGAAAGATGGTGGACCTACTTGGTATGGAGTTATATGTGATACCAACGCTCCAGAAGAAGATCATTGGTGGGCTATCATGGCTGGTGACTCTGTTGTACCAGAACATATATCACGAGAAGAAGCATTAATGTTAGTAAAGCCTGATAACTGGGCATTTTGGAATCAGCCAGGAGGTATGATTGAAAATAAGAATGATGAGAATGAAGTTATAGGCTACAAAGCTAACGATAAAGCAGAAAACAAAAAGCATTTAACCCCAGATTACTACAAGAATATAGTCAATGGTAAGACTAAATCTTGGATAGACATCTATGTTATGAACCGATTAGGTAGATTAGATGATGGTAAACCAGTATATCCAGACTTTAATAAGCTTATTCATGTAGCAGAAGAACATATACCAGTAGCAAATGGCAATACAGTTTATGTAGGTATGGACTTTGGATTGACTCCAGCTGCCGTATTTGCCCAAAAAATTCGCGGAAGATGGCACATATTAAAGGAAGTTGTGTGTATTGACATGGGTATCGTACGCTTTGCAGAGCTAATGCGACAAGAAATTGCACAGAATTATCAGGGTTGTGACCTACAAATGTGGGGTGATCCAGCTGGTGACTTTAGAGCGCAGACTGA